TTCTTCATTTAAACGATATAGGGCATCACGTGATTTATTAACAATCTCTCCTTGTCTTATAAAGTTTTCAGAGAAGCCCTCCATCTCCCCAATCTTCCTTAATTTACGCTCTGCGATTTGTAACTGAGCATTAAGTACTTCAATTTGATTTTCAACTCCACCAAAGGCGGAAGCTTGAGCGTTTAGGAACTTTAATAACTGCTCATCTTCAAAAGCCTGAGAAGCATCACGAGCTTCATTTATTCCTTTAACATATTCATCTATTTGCTTTATATCTTCTGGAGTAGGTCCAAGAGTTCGCTTTTTAGGATCAAGGACCACATCTAAAAAGCTATCCAATTGCTTTTGATAAACTTGTAATTTAGCGGCATTCGCATCAAATTCATTTCCAAGCAATAACTTCTTCATATCAATACGAGCAAGATCAGCTGCGAAGTTTTCCGTAATTTCATCGGCTTTAGTAAAATCAATCCCTAAGGCCTTAAGTAACTTCGTTACCTCTTGAACTTCTTTACTTTCAAAATGAAGTCTAATATCTCCTCCAGTAAGTTCATCTAAGGCCTTAAGTAAGATTCTTGCCTTTTCTTCAGCAATGTCAAATGGTTTTGATATAGCCGCCATAGCTTTAGCTTGCTGATCTACCTGAGCTAAAGCATCATACATATCTTGCATAACCTTAGTAATAGCCTCATTTTCAGCCTTCGTTTTCTTTAAGTCCTCCACTCTCTTAGCCCGAGCCCTATCAGCTACTAATCTCTTTTGCATTTCGTATATGGAGGCTGTCAGATTATCATATTGTTTTTTAGCAAACTCAACCGCATCAGCTTCCTCCTGCATATATTTTTTATTCCAATATCTACTACCAGCCCCTTCTTCAAGATTCTTTTCATATTGTTTGTACATCTTATATGAATCAGCCCAAACTTGAGCAGCTTTTGCTTTAGCTAACATCATCTCATCTAAGGTCATCTGTTCAATATCAGACTTATCCATTTCATTGAAAGCCTTCACTGTATCATTGACCGTAACCTGCATAGAATTAAAAGACCTGGCAGCTTCAGCCGCTTCCCTTATTCGTTTGGCATATCTGAAGAAAGCTACTGTTCCTACTGCCACGGCGGTAGATAATAATACTACTGGAGCACTAACCAACGCTTTTCCTAAGTTAGCTCCTCCCCCACCTAATCTCCAAACGTTGAAGGCTTTAGCCCCACCTGCCAGTTTAGGAGTATTCTTCATCAGCTTTCCCATCTTAATGAGATCACCATTCAAAGCCCCTACTACATTTCGAGCAAATATAAACCCTCTAACAAAAGTACTCAAGAATCCTCCGTAAGCATATTTCAATAGAGATCCAAATAAAGCAAGAGGGCCTAAAGCCGCTATTAATCCAAGTACTTGAATTATTACTTTCTTAGTAGCTGGTTCAAGTCGATCAAAGGCTTTAATTATACCTTGAACAGTATTTAATAAGCTCTGAAGGGCGGGAAGAACTACCGCCGCAAGATCATCACCTAATTTAATTCTGATAATTTCTCCAGTAGCTGATGCCACCTTCCTTAACTTATCCATCCCATTGGCTACTGCCTTATCTGCCCGAGCTAAATCGCCAGCAGCATTCTCTACCTCATTCATCACAAATTGGTTATACTCAAGGTTTTCACCAGTTAGTGATAACTCACCAGTCATAGCTCGAATATCCCTAAATATCTCTTTCAAGAATTGATTACCAGTACTCTTCTTGGATAACTCTTGTAGTTGCATTAATACTCTCATCAAACCACCAGGGGATTTTAATTTTTCCAAAAGATCATCAACATTCACCCCCATCTTAGCCAGTGATTTACCTGCCATATTATTTGGCTTGATCTTTAGTAAGGCATTTAACATCCCCTTCAAGTAAACGGCGGCATTCTGAGCTGAAGCCCCCTGTAGAGACATGGCTGCCATAGAGCCAGCCACCTGCTCCAAACTAACTCCCATACCTGAAGCTATTGGTATGACCGATTGCATTGCTCCAGCAAAGTCGCCTGCTTCAAGAGCTCCTTCTCGAACAGCTGCTACAAATATATCAGCCACTTGAGTTGCTGAGTATCCTGATTTTCGATAAGCGTTCATACTAAATACTAATAACTTACTCATATCAACCAGATCCCCCAACCCAGCAGTAGAACCGCGAGCAGCTACCTCCAAGATACGTAAAGCCTCTGCTCCTTTCTTAAATCCTGCAGAAGTAATATAATATAAACCTTCAGCCAATTTAGTAGTAGATTGCCCAGTCGCCATAGACATATCCATTATTTCCTTCTTGAATCCCTCAACCTCTTTTCTTCCTACACCAACCAATCCCACAATTTTATTCATGGAGTATTCAAAATCACTCGCCGTTTCTATTGACTTCTTACCAGCATATACAATTGGAGCAGTTAGAGCTATTGAAGCCAGATAACCAAATGTCCTCCATCGTTGAGCTGATCTATAAATAGAGGAGGTCATGTCATCTATTGATTTAGTGGCATCTTTTACTTGACTAGGCAAAGCTCTGAAGGCATCTGACCTCATTTTCATTTCACTCATCCTCTTCTGACGAGCGGTGAGTTCTTCAATCCTCTTTGAAGTCTTCTCTACCTCTTTACTGATACCTCTTAACATATTAACCATTGCTCGTTCGGCCTGAGTTATTCCTTTTAACCTCATTCCGAGCTCGACGGTCATTGATCCTATATTAGGCATGTTTGTTTCGTCTTTCTTTTATTTTGGCTTGAGTTGCCACTTTTTTATTCTGATGTTTCGCAAGTCCCAGTAAAATAGTCTTCATTTGTTCTACTGTTTGTTTTTTAGGCTCCTTCTCTCCTAACCAATCTGGCATAAAATCCAATACATCTACAGGATCTACCGGTTTCTTACCAGCCGCCCATTTCAAAGCAATGGTCAATATTAAGGATTGTAACCTTGCAAATCTAAACTCTTCCACCCATTCTCCTATTGGATCTATCCTATCCATCGCTTCCCATTCAGCGAGTTGATGAGAAGTTAATTGATCCAATAGGAAATCGGGATGGATTACTCCTATTTCCCTACAGAGTCTGAACTGGAATTGCCGACTTGGTCGGCTACGGAGTTTTTTATGATCTCCTCCTGATCCTTAGCCCCAATTCCGTTTAACTCATTAGCCTTTTCAATAATCTTTTCCAGACTCTTTGCTCCGATTGACTCACTGAACTTCAGATAATCCTCCGGTTTGAGAATCAGAATACCATTTTCATCACAGATGGTATTAACTGCTAACTTAGCTCGGAAGTTTTCCGTAGCCTGTTCATAACTGGCAACCAGTCCCGTTTTAGGATCTCTGATTTTTTTCAGCAATGAATTTTCAAACTTGTCACGAGCATTACCCGTCATTTCAGTAACGAATACATACTTGTCTTCTCCTAATTCTACTTTTTCTCTTTTCAGCTCTTCTCTTGTTAAAAGCTGATCTCTTGTCATTAATGTCATTGATTAGTCCTCCAAATTAATTGTTAATAAATAAAAAATCCCTGATTAGGATCATTAAACCACTAAGAACCTACGCTAACTTCCCCAGTGACTTTAATAGTTACATCAGCTGTAACCTTATCATCAGTTGGAATAGTTATCGGACATTCTGTAACCAGACCATTAAATGAAATAGTTGTTCCATCAGAGTCCGGTAGCTCAATAGAGTATGGTACGGCAGCATCATCCTCAAAATCATCTTTCATCAATGCCCATGTATCAATGGTAAAGTTCATATTGAGTACAACTGTCCCCCCATCCCTAAATCCCGCAATGAACTCTCGATAACCACCAGTAGAGTCCAATGAGGTTACATCAATAAAGTCCCTGGTCATTCCAGGACCTGTTATCGAATTTATTTCAGCAAGAGGCGTACCATTCCTATTAAAGACTGTTCCCACCCCTGCAAATGCTTTGCTCATAATTTACCTCCTTTGCAAATTAATATTAATAATAAAACGAACTCGTTGTCCATCATCCCAATCCAACATAGAAGGAGTGGAACATAGAATCAACGTATAAAAGGTTCCATTCCATGTCTCATTTGCCCGGCCATGTAATAGCTCCTTTATATCTCTAACTAAACTTTGCGCCTGTTGATAATCCCTACTTCTAACCATTATCTGAGCGCTCGTATATTCGTAAACTTCTCCATCTAAAGTCACAGGTGAATTACCTCCATATCTATCAAAAACAATTACTATGTTATCTGGATTCGGTGGCTCATGTCCTACAAATAAATTTTTAGCGAGTTCAAGATCCAAAGAACTTTCTGCTAACAACATATCCTTTATATCTTCAGAACAACACTGCATTTGACTCCTCCTTTCTTTGTTTCCACCATTTAGTTACGGTGTTCTTTAAATCTCCTATCAATAGAATAAGTAGATCCAATATAAAACTTACCATTAATTTTATTTAATATCCTATAAATAAACACAATATTGGGAGTATTCATATTATTTCAGTTTAATATTCTCTGCTATTATCTTTAACATATTGGGCTGTTGTTTAATAAGAGCCTTATAAAACCAAGATGGTCCAGATCCCTTTCTGGTCCAATGTATTTCCTTACCTGATTCAGTACCTTGCATTTCATGAACGTAAAGAGCATAAAAGGCACTATACCCCATAATTACGATAGGTCCCCCATTTGCTTTAGAGTTGGTAATCGCTCTCTTTTCCATATCAGATAAAATGGCACTATGTTCTCCTGCAACTCTTGCTCCATCTGGACCTGAAAAAGGACCTCCTGCTTCAGCCCTATGTTTCTTTCCTCCTCCTGCTACAATCTTTCCCCTTCCCGAAACCACAAACCAACTATTGATCAAATTACCAGTTCTTCTTGGAGTCTTAACATCACCATGTTCAGTTTCATTTCTGATTAAAGCAGCACATTTAAGTAATCCTGCCAAAGATCGTCCTTCAATACCTGAAACCTGTCTATTAAAAGCCATAGTCCATTTATCAATCGCCTGAATGTTTGATCGGGGGATGCCGTTAATGTCCAATCTGAAAAACTCCATTCCCATAACCTATCTGTATTGCCAAGGTGATAAAAATGCCCTTCTAATAAATTCAGTAGTTGATCTCATCCTCGGAAGTTTTTCAAACTGCTGAATTCTAAAAACAGTATCCATAGATAAAGGATCCTCTTCAGCTCCACTATCTAAATCATTCAAAGTTCCTAAGAATAAACATCCATTCTTATCCAAGTCCTGATCAACCCATACAATTCCAATATAAGAAAGAGATATTCCTCCACCATCCCAAGTCCTTAGTAATTGTTCCTTACCTTCCCAACGACAATCTATCTCTACGGGATCAGCATAATCAAATTTATTATATCCGTTATCTACTGGTGATCCCCAATATACTGCCTTTTGTACAAGGGAACTTCTATATGTACTCATTATACTCATTCGTCAAAGCTTTTAGGTACAAAAAATGTTGCAGCTCTTTTCCCTGATGCCGCAATTAAACCAGTAGTATCTAACATGCTAACCATCTGTCCATATGGGGTAGATTTTAAACCTTCTCCAAACTTAGTATTGGAGTATTCAACTTCAACCTCACCTACTTTCTCTCGAGAAGAAGGGCGACTGTGAATACTTGCAATAAAATGAGCTGCAAGATATTTTTCAATATCTTTCAACCGGCTTGCTGATAATCCACTACCACTCAGAATATCAGTAACAAATAAATGAGCTGATAAGATATATGGATCAACTTGGTCGGATGTTAAGGAGCATTCCTCCATTACTCCTATTACTTCATCTGGGGTTACATATGCCATCCTTCTTTCCTCCTACTTTTAATTAACCTTGGATCAATCGTTTCCACTATTTTACTGTTCCACTTCAAACCTAACCACTCAAGTGTTTCGTAGACCTGTTGATAATCGCCATGTACCATTCTTTCAGGCCAAACCTGTTTACAATTCACTCCGGCTTCAATCATTTCAACAAACTTCTTTTCATACTGGTGGGTCCACCACAACCAACCTTCCTCCTCAGTTTTAACCTTTATTCTAATCAGATTCGCCGGCTCCTTGAATACTCTCATGTATCCGGTTTTCATACAAGATTGAACAATATCAGAAGTCTTTCTTCTTACAATTATCCATCTGGCGTTTGGAAAAGCATAATGCCAAACTGGCCACATTTGAGTCATACGAGATCCTTTACATATCCAAGGTCCATCTTTATACCCTTCACTCTTTAATAGATTTAATATTAATTCATTCCAATCAACAGGTATTTTTAATGACTTAGTTTCTGGAAACAAAGATCCATTTGTATCCAGATAACTATCCATAATTAACTTAAACCCAATATTTTCATACATAGTAGAAACCATTCCAACATGCACATGACAAATATCAAATATCTTTGCAATCAGTGAACTTCCTGATCTTTCTACTCCTGTTATGAATATCGGTTGGTTCATAAGTAATACATATAATCATCACCAATT